CTTGATAACATCCTGCTGCCACGTCGGTCCTGCTGCTGCGATCGTAGAGATAGAGTTGGTGATCGCCTGTGCAGGAGAGATGTGTTCAGCAGACTTGTAGCTCTGGTTCCAGTCCTTTGCGCTGAAGAAGCTTGCGTTGCCAGTGTCAACACGCGCGGCTTGTAGCCACGCGGTAGATAGCGGCTGAGATACGCCCTTCGAGTATAGCCAATACGCACCAGAAGCTAGCTTGTCGACAGGGGCTACGACTAGACTGTCGGCCCCTTCCTTCGCTACTCCATATCCCGGTACGTGCGACAGGGCCCCGTCAAGGGCCTTGCCGCCAGAGCTTAGCCATCCCATGGTCTGCTGCATAAACCCGCCACGCTCCTGGCGTGCGGCAGCTTCCTGCTGCTGCTGGTTCTTGTTCTGCGCCAGAACCTGAGAAGGCATAGTCGCAATCTGGAGTGCGAGGTTCGGGTCTGCGAAAAGACCCTGCCCTGCATCTGCTACATCCTCATCCCACCAGCGACTCATGCCTTCTCCTTATAGCTGCGACTTGATCTGACGCACGAGATTACGTGCGGCATCAGAACTACCTGGCTGGTTGGCCAGGAACTCTAGGGCGACCATGTAAGACGCCATGTACTGATTCTGTGTTGACTGCGAACTAGACAGGGCCGAAGGGCCCTGGCCTGGTCCCGCGGCCGCTCCATCTGTTACGGGTACATCAGGCATCTGTGTGTCAGCGTTGAGGCCGACTACGTTCTGCGCTGGATTCCCGAACATAGAGTTGAACGAAGATGCGATAGCACCAGAGTTTGCCATTGGTGCAGATGCCTTGAGATCCTGGTAGTCGGCGTTCTCTCCGTACTGCGAGTTAGGTAGCGAGTTGTTCGCGTTGCTCACAGCCGTGTCAGTCCGCTTGCTGAACTGCCCAGGTCCGGACACTGGAGTGCTCATTGTTCCCTCGTGATCTCGTTGAACTTGCGATCGTAGATCTTCTGGTTAGCATGCTGTGCGGCGATCATAGATCCTGCCGCCATGCCATCGCTCAGATCCTGGAAGATGTTAGTTGCTACATTGAGAGCAAGGATGAGGACAGACCAGCGGTCATGTGTCATCGGCTTCATTGTGATGTACCCGGTCTCGTCCTCATCCATGCTGACTCCTTACTTGTTGGCTAGCTGGCCGCCAGGACCAGTGCAGCCGGTAGTGACGATTACGCTTGCATCCCACGCCAGGGTAGCAGCCTCGTCAATGTGGCGAGAGTCGCCCATTGCGTTAGACTCCATTGGCATCTGTAGGTGCGGAGCGAGCATAGGACCCTTTAGGGATGCGAAGACCCCATCCGGGCTGTGGTCGCCAGCGAACATGGTTCCGTCGCTCATACCTTATCCTTCGGCTTAGCAGCGGCCCGCTTTGCGGCGGGCCTGGTCTTCGGTGTTACCACCTTGGCAGGGTCAGCATCCGCCTTGGCGGTGCTAGTGGCTGCAAGCTTTGCTTGCGGGCTGTCCTGCTCTAGTTCCCCGCAGCTTCCGCAACGAGAAGTCTGTGTGATGTCAGATGTGTACACAAGGTACCGTCCGACGTTGCAGTTCCAACAGAAGGTGTTGTTAGCATCTCCGCCAGTCCATGACTCGTAGCTAGTTACCGCGTTACTCATACGGCCGACTGCCTCCTAACTCCTGCGCTCATCGTAGGCTGACCAGATCCGGTAAGACCTGCCAGTAGCGTCTGCATGTCTCGGCCCTGCTGCTCGCCTGGCACGCCTGTGCTGCCCCCAGGAGGGACTGGCTGGCTTCCTCCCGGCCCTGGAGTGCCAGGCTGACCCTGTCCACCCATAAGGGCTTCTAGGGGGTTCTGGGCCCCACCAGGGGCCTCCTGAGGCTTGAAGACCTTTAGGACCGCCTCGTGGAATGCAGTGCCCTTGTCTCGCTCATCAATGAGCTTAGCCATCTTGGTAAGACCGTCCATCGGATCCTGACCCTGTAGCGCCATAGCAGGAACGTTCTGCGCGTAAGCCATCATGCCCTGCTTGAGGGCATCGGTCATTTGCTCCTGGTCGATCTGGACTTGGAGCTGTACAACATCGAGGTCCATCGGAAGCTGTCGCTGAACGAAGTCACGCGAAACCAGTTGGTCACCACGAAGCTGTAGAAGAGCAACGATCGCACGTGCAGGATCCTGTCCGGCCGCGAACCCGTAAGTGACGTCAGAAGTATATCCTCCGTTAATATCCTTAGAGGGAACGTAGGTCTCTTCAAACGGAACACCCTGGACAACTCCCTTGACGGTCTTCTTCGCACCAGGCCACAGCTTCTCGTCCATCTCGAAGCACAGTGCCAGAGCGTGACGAAGGGCCATTGCGATAACGCTTTGGCCCGTGGTGATCACAGTGTTGAATCCGCCCATCAGGGCCTGGACTCCACGACCAGTAATGATCGAGGCATCCATGTTTCCAGACCTAGCCTCGGGGCTACGGGTTCCAGTCCTAGTCTCGGAATCGAGAACCTGTCCTTCCTGGAACGCGTACTGAGGCATGTCGCGGGTAATGTACTTGACCTTGTCCGGGTTGTCGGTGCGGATAATCGCATCGTCTCCGAACGTCATCTTCTGTACGTCACGAGGTACTGCCAGTGGAGCGCGTACTGCCTTCTCGGTAGCCTCAAGCGCTAGAAGAGCCATGCGGCTCTTCGCTAGCTGAACCCAGACTACGTCATCGAATGCACCACGAGTCTCACGGTCAAAGCCGGGACGCTTAGCGATTGCGACGTACACCTTGCCCAGTGGGTTCGGCATAGACTCAAGTACCTGGTTACCGTGCTGAGGTAGGAACATAATCATCTGGTCGGCATCGACGTACTTGACAACCTCAATCTCGCGCTCTGCCCAGCCCATAGTCTCCTGGCCGCCAGTCTCGTTAGACTGGAGAAGTCGGAGAAGGGAAGGGAACTTCGAGGCAAGGTGGATCGCCTCTTCGCGCCAGATCTTGGAGTACGACCGGATCCTACCGTACAGGTCGATCTCTGGGTAAACGCCCATCGGGTTCTCTACGCGGATCCTTGGCATCTTCTCTTCGAAGTCTGCCTCGATGACGTAGATGCCCATGCCGTACGTGTTGTAATGATCGCAGAACTCGACCTGGTGGCCATGCTGTAGCTGGCTGAACTGAACGTAGTGGTTGGCGATCTTAGTTCGCTTAGCCATGAACTTCTTCGACTTGTCTGTGGTGATGACACCAGCAGAGCAGTTGATAGAAGGCATGACGCCCATAGTCTCTGCGAAGTCACGAGCAGAGGTATCGATCAGGTTTGCCACGATAGGCTTGGGCCATGCATCAGGCATGGCCCCTGGGATCACGGTGTCAATGTCGCCAGACCTGACGTCGTGAACATCCCTCATACGCTGATCACGATCGGCAGAAGCGCGGCGCAGCGACTCGACCTTCATTGCGACTTGTTCGATCATAAGCGCCATGTGCTACTCCCTTACGCTGGAACCTTTAGAAGGTCCCAAGTCTTCTTGCCCGGAATGCCGTTGGCATCCTTGCCCTTGTATCCGTGCTTCTTCTGCCACCAAGAGTAGGCAGCCATGTCAGCACGTGTGAACTCTGGGCCTGCGCCCTTCTTGTATCCCTTGTATCCTTCGGCGATCAGACGCTTACCCATTGCAGTGATGAGAGGGTGCTTGCGTCCAAGTCGGAAGAAGGAAGCTCCGGGGTACGCGGCGTAGTGTGGGCTTGGCTTAGCTACAGGCTTCCCTGCCCATACGAGCATAGCCCCTCGGTTAGCGAAGTCAGCAACGTCCCGATCGACGCCACCCGCCGAACTATACTGATGAATCTTCCACCCCGGAGCGATGCCTGGCTTTCCGGCAGGGCTGGATGGATCTGCAATCCAGAGGAAGTCGCCCGCATAGTTAGAGTGATCTCGATTCTTCCAGTAGTCCTTGTTGCAGTACAGACCGACCTTGAGGCCGGGCGCCAGTGCCTTGGTCTTCCTTAGGAACTCGTTCTTCTCTGCGTCATCGACACCAGGAGACTCCCAGTCGAGAACTAGGAACTCACCAGACTTCTCGGTCGCGGTCTTGACGAAGAACGTAGCCTGAGCGTCCATAGACGCGCTAGAGTTAACGAAGTGGTAGTGTCCGACGACTAGGCCCTTAGCCCTGCCGTGCGCGACCTGAGCGGCGTACCTAGGGTTCTTGTAGTTAGTTCCTTCGGTAGCCTTGACCACCACGAAGTCTAGCCCTGTGGTGTCGTAGCTGTCGCTCTGGTAGCTAGCTACGTCGATACCCTTGATCATTGTTATCCTCCCCACCAACCATTTGGATCTATATCCATGGCAACTCCCATGAGATCTAGATCGATGGTGGTAGTACGGTTCTTGTCTCGCTCGGACTGGAATGGGTTGTCAACGTGGAACACGTTGTTTACTTCGTTGGTAATCTCTCGCGCCCTGATCTCTGCGAACCACAGGGCCATGACTACGTCGGTATTCTTCTTGGTCTTGACGCCAGGAGGAAGTGGCTCCCACGTGGTTAGCTGCTCGATCATAGCCTTGACGCCCTCACCGGAGGAACGAGACGGCAGATGGATCAGAGCCTTCTTAGACTCCCATCCATCGAACAGTGCAGACATAGAAGCGACGCCGAAGTCGGCGTCCCACTTGTTGTTTCCAGTGTAGTGCTCCTTGAGGATGCAGCCTCGGCTGGCAAGGAAGTTCCTGATGTCGCGGTTCTGGGTGACCATGAGGTTCATCGCGTTCTTCTCGATGCGCCATTCCATGATCCCGTACTTGACAGTTAGTTCCTTGATCTTGTCGAAGATGTCATCTGGCTTAAGGCTGCCCTTGGTCCAGACGTCAAGGACCCATCGCTCCCCGGTCATCCTGTCGACTCCCATTACTACCGAAGCCGAGTGGCCGGTCATGGCAGGGTCGAAGCCCCCGACAACATACAGTCCTTGCATTCCGTTCGCACGATGACCGGGTGCACCGCTCTGCATTACACCCGCAGCGCGCATACCGTCTACACAACCAGTGACCGCCTTTACTGGGAAGATAGCGTCTTCTACCACAGACTCCTGCTGGTACACCAGGGCCCAGTTGCGAGGACTCATAGAAGAGCGGCGCTTACGAAGCGCCTCTCCAGTCCACATAGGCCAGAGTCCGTCTTCGTCCTGAACTACCTGAGACCTACCTGCGAGGGATACAGGAGGACGGTTAGTTCGAGGCCATAGCGTGTTCCAGTCCTCCGGATCGTCGGCGTACTCCAGGACCGCAGGTTGGGTGAGGTAGGTCCAAGGAGACGTCTCATCGCCGTAGTAGTCGTCCTTGATGATCTCACCGTACAGGTCCACCGGTGAAAGCCTCGTGCCCACCAGAAGGATACGACCGCCCGGGTAAGATAGTCGGTTGTATACTTCTCGCTGGAGCCAGTCCATCTGCTTCTCATACTCATGTGCGTTCTTTCCTGTTACGCAGTCATCGAGGATAATAAGGTCAGCACGTGCACCATAGATCTGTCCTCCGATACCAAGAGCCTGAACCGTAGGGTCCTTCTCTCCGGACTCACGGCTAGAGCTGGATACGTAGATCTCGGTCGCCGTCCAGGCGGACGAGCCTTCATCGAATCCACCCTCGGGACCGAAGTCAACCTGAAGCTTCTGGTAGTTCCTGTTCTCGGATGCTAGTCGATCCTTGATGCCACGAAGGAATCGCTTGGCCATGTCCTGAGTCTGAGACACGATGATGACACGAACGTTCGGGTCCTGGCAGATCCTGTAAGTTACATAGTTCATAGTGATCGTCGTGGACTTAGCGTGCTCAGGTGGAGTGTTGATCAGTAGGAACTCAGGCTCGCCCTTGATGTAGATCTGGTTCTCGTGCAGGTTCCTAGGGTCACGACCTTCAAGAACGTCGATCCACTGTAGGTGGTGATTGAAGAGCTTCGTGTCTAGGTAGTCTTCACACCACTGAGGGAACGGACCGATGTTCTGGCGGTTCTCGTCAGCATCGTAGTCGCCAGACTTCATAAGCCTGAGACGATCCATCTCGTCTCGGAAGTTGGCATCCGACTGACGTAGGTACTTGTACTGGGCCTCTGTGAGTCCCATGTCCAGGCAAGCCTGCTTGATCGACTTACCGTTCTTGACGTAGTTGATGAAGGTCTGCTTGCGCTGCTGAGAGTCGGTAACTTGACCACGACTGCTACGAGCCTTCGGAGCCTTCGTCGGATCAGTCTTGTAGACCTTGCCATCCTCCGTCTTGTATACCCTTGCCATCTGGTGCCCTTTCATATAAATGGCCTACGGCCCTACTATATCCAGTGGCACGTATTGTGGGTGTTCCCCACACCCCTGGTTCAGTGGCACCCGCCCTAAGGGGCGGTGCCTGGAACGGAGGAGGGATTCCGAGAAGGAGACCTTTATAGTATAACTAGTAGAACCTGTAGACTCCGTGTACGGTCGTGCCTGGTGCACACTGGGCAGGCCGCTCAGGCGGCTGCCCCTGTGCCTAGCGCACAAGTGTACACTTCTTCACTAGTCTCATAGTTATATATACCCATCACTCGTGTCTGGCAGGGACAGGGTAATCTGTGTGATCTGGGTCACGTGCCCACATCCCTTGTGGGACAAGGGCTCTGACGGCTGGTGTGACCAGGGTCACAGGCATTTATGATGGAAATTTAATGGGACTCACACACTCACTCTCCGCCCGATTTAACAATGCCCGGGTAGGTTTGTACCAGCGAGCGCCACTCTGTGTGCTTGTGTCCGAACCGCGTGCCATGTCCTAGTTGTCTGCTCATCTGAGCGTGGGCTAGCTCATCCGAGTCAATACCTATGCACTGGGATGCATACTGATACATACGGCAGCACACTGTATATACACGCGTGCGCCTGTGGATCCATGGCCAACAGCAGCATCTGCCTTGATATCCACGGATTGTGGCCGCATCTGCCACGGATACAGGTAATATAACGCTGTAATGCCATGGAATCAGTGGTTGGAGACTGTCTTATCGTCATAGTGACGCATCCATCCAGGCTCCCCATACCGGACATCCAGGGTGTACCAATCACCCGTCTAGGCCCTCTGACCTGCAAAGCTTGACTCTACCGCCAGGCTGAGTAGCGTTCTCCTTGTCAACAACACGCCCCGCTAGCACAGGGGGCAAGGGGTTGGCGCCGTGTCTGATCGAGTACGTGACGGACTGCCTTGGGTCTTTCGATCTAGGTAACGCGTCAGCAGTACGGGGCACGGGCAGCGGTATCGTTCCTTGAGAACTCCATACGCACCACCAAGCCACACGGCCCGCTAAGGCGGTCCGAGGCAGTAGTCCGATGCTAACCCTTTGGGGATGCGGACACGGTCTCAGATCGTCGCACAGGGCCTGCGGAGTAACACGTGAGTACCTTCGGGGCTTGCGGCTGATCAGCTAGTAGGTGAGGTAACGGCTCACCTAGGCTCCGACCAGTATCCGGCCAGAGATGGCGTCAGGACCGCACAGCACAACGGCTTGACAGTGCGCATGGAGTCGGCTAGGTTCGACCACGGCACAGCGAGAGGGAGCCGAAAGGCCAGAGCCTCTAGTCTTGACAGGCTCGCAAGAGTCTGGCAGTATCGCACCACGGCACAACGCAGCACCCGGAGGATAGGTCACAATCCAGAGCCCTTGAGGGGGCTTGAAAGGGCCTCCGAAGGCAGTGTTTGTTCCTTGATAACTCAACAGTGAGCTTGTGATGGATGCCGCCCATAATTGGGAGTTGGCTTCACTTGGGCTGGATAGGCTGACCTACAACCCTTCGGGGCCGGTCGCCGACAGGGCTCGTGATGACTGACGTACACGTGAGCATCTCTCTAGATTAGCGAGGGCGTAAGCCTGATCATGTCTGAACCTAGGCCACGCTAGAGACACGGTAAAACCATGGGATCAGCGGTATTCATCACCTCTTCCTTCCTTGTTTGGTGGGCTGCTAGTCCTTCGGGGTTAGCGGTCCATCAGAGTGGGGGGAGGGTGCATCACCCGGAAGCGAAGGCGCTGTCTAGAATGTATAGGCAGTAGCTGCCAAGGGCCGTGCATCCCTCCTCCGTTCGGCGCACACACCGCAAGGTGTGTGCGGATCAAGGGAGAGAACACTATGACAGTCTTCGGTTTCGCCTCCGGTGAGTACTCTTACGCCGACTCCGGCTGGTTCGTGGAGTGGGCGGACAGGGACGGATATCCGGCGTCAGCGCGAAACTACGCTCACGAGGTTTTCAGCTACGACGAAGACCTTGACGAGACGACCTACAACATCCTCGATGAGCTGGACGACTACTTCGGCATTGGCAAGTGGCACTTCTCCGATGATGCCAGCCGTTCCGTCGCGGTCGCCAACGAGGACACGGAAGCCTTTCCTTTCACGGTCCGGCAACGCGTCGTCCTGGTTCTGAAGTACCACGACGGAGTCAACGGCTGGACAGAGAAGCCGTACCGCCTGCTCCGCACAGAGCCCCTCATGGCTCCCGCCGTGGAGCCGAAGGTGTTCCACGAACTGTGACCACTCTTGACGTACGTCTAGTACGTACGTCTTGACGGCATCACAGCCGATCAAGGGAGAGAACATGAACGCTGACGACACCATCCGGGAACTGATCGCAGAATACTGCGAGATTGCCCCGGAGGACGTCAAGGGCAGCGTCGTTCGTGGATACACGATCGATGACATGCCCTGGGATGAGTGGGACGACGCAGTAAACGGCCCCCGTAACGACTAGTCTGTGACTAAGGTGAGCGGACGGGCTTCGGCCCGTCCGTTGACACGGCATCACAGCCGAACAGGTGAGCACGTAAGTGCGATCCGAATAAGGGAGAGAACAATGGCAAAGCTTGAGACCGAAACTCAGGTGACTTACGTCCTCACTCTCGACGCAGAGGAAGCGGGTTACCTCAAGGATCTTCTCAGCGCGCACATCGCTGGCGGCATGACCTCTGGCGTCCAGCCTCTCGGGCGTATCCGGGTGGCGCTGGCGGACGTGGAGCGTATGTACCTGTACGACAGCCGAGCGGACGCTACGAATCACCCGGTTCTGTGGCGTAGCTCGGTAGAAGCGGGTTACCGCGAGGATTAAGCGACGGTTGAGCGTACGGGCTTTGGCCCGTCCGTTCACTCAGCCTGCTTAAGACTGAAACAGGTGAGCACGTAAGTGCGATCCGACAAGGGAGAGAACATGAACAACAGCCTAGGTACCATCTGGATGTGTCAGGACTGTATGCACCACCACGCCAATGGCGAGTGTGGCTCCTGTCACGACGACCTTGGCCACGAGGGCGGGGATCCGATGAGCATCATCGGTGACGACGTTCACGTGACTATGGGAATGGTCGCAGAGGAGCACGCAGAAGACTGCGATCCCGAGGAGTACTGTGAGTGCGAGACCGTGGAATACAGCAAGCTTCCGTGCGAGGGTTGCGGTTCGGTCTACTACGGCGAGCGTCACGCTTTCACCCTTTGGGCGATTCGTGACCACCGTCTCAACACACTCGGTCAGATCAAGGACGCCCACAAGGGTTTTTGGTTTGACAAGGAAACGCTGCGATGGTTCAAGTCTCGCGTCTCGGAGACGGTCTACCCGACCTTCTCAACTACGGCCGGAACGCTTTTCGTCTCCAGTGAGATGTTCGAGGACGGCAGGCGTTACACCGTACGCTGTGCGACTCTGGTACTAGACGATATCGGAGTCTCTGACTGCGACATCAGCACTATCGGCGAGTACGGCCAGTACAAGACACGCAACGGAGCACACGCTGCTGCGAAGCGTATCCGCGACAAGCACAAGGTGTGAACAGGTTCTGTGACCAGTGTTGCCAGCCGTCTTGAACGGCTGGTTTCACGGCATCACAGCCGAAACGAAGACAGTGAAACTGTCTTCTAAGCGTCCAGCTTCGCTGGAACGCGAACAAGGGAGAGAACATGTACAAGGAAATCGCTGACAAGCTGGTCTCTGCTCTCCGTTCCGGCGAGTATGAGCAGGCCAGCGGTCGGCTCCGTAACGAGACGGGACACTGCTGCCTCGGAGTCCTCTGCGACTTGTATGACAAGGAGCAGATCGAGGCTGGCAACGGAACGGGATGGACCGTCGTTTCCCCTTCGGTCGTGTATTCCGTTCGCTACGAATACCACGGCGACAGGGGAGTCCTTCCTTCGGCCGTGCAGAAGTGGGCTGGTATGTACACTGACAGCGGTGCGTACGACTACGATGCCGACACGGGCGTTCACAATGACTCCCTGGCCGGTGACAACGACAGAGGTGCATCGTTCGCAGAGATCGCCGACTTCGTAGAAGAGCAGTACAAGGTTCTGTGACCACTCTTGGTGCATCTCTAGTAGGTGCACCTTGACGGCATCGCAGCCGAAGGGAGAGAACATGCACTTTCACAAGTGGTCCAACTGGACGACTCCAGTCAAGGGGTTCATCTATTACTACCAGACTCGCTCCTGCCTCAAGTGTGGCAAGGGTCGGGTGAGGATTTACTAATGTGCTTCCCAGGACTGCACCGATGGAGCCACCCGGCTCCGTTAGGTGACTACGGTAACCAGTGGTTCAAGATCTGCGAGAAGTGTGGCGCAACAAAGATCATCGCCGAGCGTTGAGCATGATGCAGGGCCTACGGGCCCTGCTTCGTGTCCTCTGTTCGGAGGAAATACAAGGGAGAGAACATGCAGGAGTTTCGTACTATCGCGGACCTGTCCAAGGAATCCGGACTTTCTCAGATGAAGGTCCGGAACATCCTCAAGGACGTGACTCCGGAGATCAAGGTCGGCCGTAGCGAGGGATATCACCCCGACGCGCTGCGGTCTGCCCTGATCAACAAGCTCGGTCCCGAGCTTCGGTACCTCAACGTCCAGGACTACGCAAGCAACATCCTCGCTGGTTTCAGTCCCAAGGACTGATATCAGGGACACCGGCCCAAGTGTTTAGGGTGATCACTGTCCAATCCATCTTGACAGGGACAGTGTTCGCCTGGTTCACTTGAACCAAGGTTCGACAAGGGAGAGAACATGATCAAGGCACTGGAACGTCAGGCTTCCAACGGCGAGTACGTTCTCGCCTCGGAACTGGACGTCCTCGCTACCGCTGTCTACAAGGTGATGGGGTTCGAGCCGAAGCGGTTTTCCGTGGACGTCTGGCCCGAGCGCGAGCCGTCTCTGAATGACACGCTCGCCGAGGCGGCTCCGCTCCACCAGGAGTTTCACGACTCGTGGGAGGACGCCAAGTCTCGTCTGGAACAGATCTTCAAGGAGATCGAGGCTGGTACGTTCGCGTACAACCCGCCGATGCTTCCGGACGAGACCGTCACGGACGACGCTGTCAAGTTCGAAACCGTCGGCGACTACCGGGTTTCTACTGTCGGCCTCAGTCTCCTGCCCAAGATGTACAACAAGGGCGACGCTGAGTACGAGACTGCTGTGTTCCGGGCATACGACAACATGGTCGTGCACACTGAGCGCTCCGTCACTCGTGAGGGCGCGGAAGCGGTGCACGACGCTATTGTGCTAGACATCCTGGCCAACGAGTTCAAGGGTAACGGTAAGGGCTGGGGCGACTTCTGATAGGTAGCATGATGCAGGGCCTACGGGCCCTGCTTCGTGTGGTTTATCAGAACCGACAAGGTGAGCACATAAGTGCGATCCGACAAGGGAGAGAACATGGACGAGCGAGTCAAGGCTCTGTGGATCGACGCTCTCAAGAGTGGCGACTACGAGCAGGGCGAAGGGCGCCTCCGGCGTACGCGTTGGAATGCCCCTCCCTCTTACTGCTGCCTCGGAGTCCTCTGCGAAATTGCCGTCAAGGATGGTCTTGACGTCAAGGTCGACCCTGTATACGGGACCTACAACGACGAGGGTGCCGTGCTTCCCAGCCGCATCCAGGAGTGGGCTGGGCTCGGTAGCTACGATGGGACCTTCGGCGTCGACCTCAAGGTCAATGACTCGAACGGAGAAGAATGCATCGTTAGCAACCTCATCAGCCTTAACGACGCGGCTGGTTACACGTTCGAACAGATCGCAGACGTGATCAACGAACAGTTCTGATCAATAGCATGATGCAGGGGCGCAAGTCCCTGCTTCGTGTGGTTTATCAGAACCGACAAGGGAGAGAACATGAACAAGGAAATCGCAAAGATCTGGACTGCCGCTCTTCGCTCCGGTGAGTATGGGCAGGCGACGGGCGTGCTGGTCGAGATCAACCCTGCGGACGGCGAGAAGGTAGGATACTGCTGCCTCGGAGTCCTCTGTGACCTCGCCGTCAAGGCAGGGGTTCCTATCAGCGTCGATGGTCCGACGCTCTGCGAAGCCGACGATCCCGACGATGAGGAGTACTGGAACGGCGTTGAGTACGACAGCAGCGACGCGCTCCTGCCCGATTCGGTCATGAAGTGGGCGGGCCTGCGAAGCGACGACGGAAAGCTGTTCGGCTCCGGCGACGGCTTCTATGGTAACGAAAATGACACGCTCGCTGCCCGGAACGACGGCGGCGCATCGTTCGCAGAGATCGCGGAACTGATCGACACGAACGTCGATGCCCTGTAACCTAGTGAGTAGGATGGCGCACGCCTCCGGGCGTGCTCCGTCTGGCCTACTAGGGCCAGGATGAAAGGGAGAGAGCATGAACGAGGTTCGTATCGACTACGCCAAGGCTGTCGACATGATCAATCAGGAGATCGCCAAGGAGTCGCCGGATTACGTGTACCAGATAGGGGAAATTTACCGCTCGTGCTCCAACACAACGGAGCTGCCCGATGGTACCGTGGTCGGGTCGTGCGTCGTGGGCCGCGCCCTCATCTCCGCTGGCGCCGACGCCAAGTTTCTTCACAAGGAGGCCCAGTTCAAGGACGTTGAGGGCGCTCTCGCGCTTCTCGACGGCTTCTACGTGACCCCCAAGGCGTTCGAGTTCCTGGCCAACGTTCAGGCGCGACAGGACATGGGCACCACATGGGGAGACGCCACGAAGCGGGCGCAGGAAAGCGTCTCTAAGTTCGACCTCAGGGACGAGTTCTAACACAATCTTGTAAGCAGGGGCAGGTCCGGGAATGTAAGTACCGGCCGCTTACGCAACCCTCGCCCGGTTGCTAGGTGTTCTTCGCCTGCCCCTGCTTGCATTCACTGCCGGTCTTGACCGGTGCCTACCGTACTCTCTCTCCGGTAGGCACCGATCTGGACTTACAGCGAAGGAGCATCATGACACAGTACGTCGTTTCAGTGAACCACGGTCTCGATGTCGGCGCAATCGACACGTACGAAGACGTGTTCGCCGACCTGATCGCGGCCCAGAACGAGGCGCAGGGTCGCGCCTCCGAGGGGTATGGGGAGACGATCCACTACGTTCACGAGATCACTACTCGTCCGGTATTCAAGGCGCAGGGGATCAGGACTGTCGCCACGGAGGTGATGTAATACGGCAAGCAAGAGCGATCAGGTCAAGGCTCTCGTCAAGTTTCTAGAAGACGAGAAACGAGAAGAGCAGACCATAGAAGAAGTAGCCAAAGACATTGTCTCTGGTTTCTATGATCTGCTCACTAAAGATCTGAAAGATGAGCCGCCAACCCTAAAGGTTGGCGAGCCGTTCAAGCACGCAGTCACTAACAAAGTGCACTACGTAGCCTGGACGGAGGGAGAACTGTACTGGATCACCACATCAGACAGCAGGTATGGCTATCTCGGACCTGTCGAACCATGGCGGAAGTACGCGTCAGAAAGTCGCGCCAAGACTGGCGCGCCTGGTAGCAACTCTGACGGGTGGGTAGTAGGCGACGCGCTTACCACCGCACAAGGTAGCATCCGAGCTACGATCCTAGCTGTAGCAGACAAGTGCGCTCTGATCCAGACGGATCGTGACCGGCGACCGTGGCCCGAGCCTAACGACCACCTAGCCAGGTTTTACAAGAAGCAAGTCAAGCTGTTCTAGAGGGAGAAGCATGAACATCACCGTAGGCATGACCCTGTACTCTCGCAACGACGACGAGTACACGTCGCCTGTGTTCAAGAAAGGGACGGTGGTCGCTAAGGCTTTCGATGGTCGGTATATCGTAGAGATCGTAGAATCGATCAACGATCACCTCGCGGCCGGTACTCTGATCTATCGGAACGCCGACGTCCTCCACAACCACTACACAGACGTGGTGCCCCGCACGTTCTTCAAGCTCGGAAGTACGTACAAGTACAAGCACTCCCCGTCGCAGACCGAGTACACGATCACCGATCTGTACCTCTTGGACAACCCGTCGATCACCGATCGACACGAGGCCGCCGTCGCCAAGGCCGTAAAGGCCGATCGCAAGGAGTACTTGGCTATCCTCACCAAGGTCGACTTCAACGCAATGAAAGAGATCTGACGCATGATGTTGGGGCCGCTCTTCGGAGCGACCCCTTCACCGTACGTTAGCCTTCATAGCTATTGGACATCTCAGCGCGCCATGCCGCGTTGCTCCTGACAGCCCGCCTGCCGGGCCGTGGAGTGTCGCCGGTATCCTTGCGCCCAAGCTCCCGCTGTAGGCCCTTGACGACCCGCTGAGACCGCTTCTTGGCGGCCTCAAGGCTGATGCCGAGGGCTAGGGAGATCTCCTCTAGCGTGTACTCCTTGCCGTACTGGTACTCAAGGAACAGTTGCGTCTCGTCGTTCATCTTAGACAGCGCGTTCTTGATGTCGATCAGTTCGGTAACGTGGTCACCATACGTTTGAGCGGCAGCCTTGGGCTGTCCGTCTCCGAAAGTAGAGAACGACTGCCAGTCCTGATAGTTCATAGCGTCAGCAATAAGACTCTTGATCTTAGGGACTGAGTAGCGGTAGATATCAGAAGGATCATAGCCTTCTGTCGCCGCCTTCTCTGCGTTGCAGTGGTCATAGGCCACCTTGCGAAGGGTAGACGTGATCTTGGCTTCCCATCCGGAGCCGTCCGCTACCGCGCGCTCAATCGAAGCGCGCTTCTGATAGATCCAAAGGAACAGCGCGCCCTCTGTGTCTTCTGCTGTTACGTAGGAAGGGAACTTAGAAGACACAGAGGCCGCTACTCCCTTTACGATCGGCATGATCTTATCGTGGTCTAGCATCAGTACTTAACTCCGTTCCTAAGGTATTCGGCTGCGGACTCCAGGAGTGCAGGGTCGTCCCCAAAGAAGCCCATGCCCCTATTGCACCTGTCGCACAGCAGGCCACGCACACACCCTCCACACGACCTTTTGCCTGGGCAGCATGCGTGATCGTGGTCTACGGCAAGCCTCCTCCCATCTGGGTTGACACTTCCACAAATGGCGCAACGTCCACCCTGATCTCGGTCCATCTTTTCTACATCGACGTTGAACTTCCACGTCTGATGCGACACCCTGGTCTGGGATGGATATCCAGTCGATGTACATTCGTCGCAATACTTGGAAGCCCTCCCTGGCTTCGCTGGCGACTCACCGCACATCTTACACATCTTCATTAATATCGAACTCCGTTCACCCAAAAGCTTCGGTTGTTGGCAAGGACAAGCTCCGGCCACACCCGCTTACCGTCGTCGCGCAGTAGCGCGAACGACATAGTCCACGACACCGCTCCGTCCTTGACGTATGTAGCGTGCTGTGGGTCCATGATACTCCCCACGTTCATCGTGAACCACGGGGTAACCTTGCCATCGTATCCAGTGGCATGTGTAGTAAGGAAAGGCTGATGAGTGTGACCGAAGATCACGTTACGCTCGGTACCGTAGCGCTTCCCGAATTTTGTCTGCCAAGCCTGAGGGGTGCTAGAGTACCCGCTAGACTCGTGACCATGAACCGCGATGGTATTGGTAGCAATCCTTTTCGGACCGCGCGTGTACTCGATGCCGAGGTCGTCCAGTCCGAACAGGGATTCCATCTTGAGTGCGTCAAGTACCCGAAGAGCAGGGGCGTACTTCCCGACGAACTCCATAAGGCGGAGATCGTGGTTCCCTTCCAGCCAAGTTATCTTGGCGTCAGGAGCTACGTCCCGCAGGGGTTCAAGAACGTCCCGACGAAAGCCTTCTACGTGCTCTTGCAGCGTAGTGACATAAGCGCCAGCCGTACCGACGCTCCAGCGTGAGACCTGAGGGAAGTCGATAGCGTCACCGATGCTGAGGATAGCGTCGGGCTTGATGCTGTCGACTACCCTGAGGATCTTAGTCAGCATCAGGGTATCGCAGTACGGATACTGGATGTCCGGAAGAATCAGCGTAGTCTTCATCATACCCGCAAGTCTACCATAAGGATTCAATCATGGTTGAACGCCCTATCGTCAACGTGATCGGCGCACCTGGCTTCATCGACTTCCAGGGTGAGCTGATCATGGAAACCACCACCCCCGACGGTCGCCTTCTGTCGGTCATCGAGGTCGCCGACTTCGACAACGATCTGTTCGTGATCGAAAGCAAGTACGTCACGCTGGACTGACTGTGACGTAGGTCACAACCCCTCCGGGAATTTTTTTGGGACTTGGCGCGTTGCTCTTAGTACAGCAAGCGTCAGCGCGCCCGAGCCTCAGCGAGGGTATGCGCAATCACGCACTAGGTACGATCGCATCACTGGTAGGGATGTGTGCTCGGTGAACCGTGTGGCCACTGGGCCACATGCTTACTAGCCTCTGATCGTCAGCCCTAAGGGGCTGACTCGTTGACCGGAGGAAAAATGAGGGAGAAGAAGTGTACTCAAGTTTGATTAGTCAACCTCCTGTCGGTGGATCACATGGTGAAGATAACAACTGGGAAGAAGAAGCTGAGTGTCGTAACCATGACTCTAAGCTCTTCATCCTTTCCGAGAATCCAGAGGACAAAGAAGTAAACAGGGCAAGGTTCGAGGAAGCGGAAGTCATCTGCTCCACATGTCCTGTGATTACGCAGTGTTGGCAGGCTGCTACTGGTATCGACAAGCGTGTGACCATGCGCGGAGGCGCATGGCCTACGCTGTACAGCGAGCCTGAGGTCATCAGGCCCAAGCGTACCCACTGTGCTCACGGTCACGACATCAGCGACCCAAGCTCCAAGGACTCCAAGGGACGCTGCCACCAGTGCGCCAGGGAGCGAGTCAGGGCGTACCGCGCCCGAGTTGCGGCAGCCAAGAAGGCGTGATACACTAGTTCTTACCAGGGAGGCCGACGGGCCTCCCGGTTGCTCCCTGTATGGCCACCAGGGGGAGTGTCGTGGTGTACTGGTAGCAGCCTGCCGTTGAAGCAGGGGCCCGAGGTTCGACTCCTCGGCGACACTCGTAGTAGGACTTGGGTTAAGATCTGACGACCGGTCAAGGCTGGTCTAATGGCGCCAGTGATCCTGGCTTCCACCTCATGGGGTGGTCATACCGAGTTAGCGGGGATGCAAGTCGCCTACGGGTTCGGGACCATCATATCCTGGCTTGCATTCCCTGATTCCCCCTCCGGTCAGGAGCGGCCAGAGGCCGATCCCTATGGAGTAGTATGATCGAGTACCTGTCTTACTCTCAGTACAACACGTACGTTCAGTGCCCTAGGTCTTGGTACCTAGGCAAGGTAGTCAAAGCAGAAGAGAAGCAGACATGGTATCTGCCTCTAGGTTCGGCCGTTCACGCGGCCGTTGAGACTAAGCTAGCAGGAGGTGAGCCTGATGTCGAAGCGATCTTCTACGGTCTGGTTTCCGAGCAACTGACGATCGAACCTGACACCAGTACATGGCTGCACGGCGGCTCGCACGATGAGCCTATCGTTGAAGCTCGTGCACTGCAACGGGTGAAGGACTGCTACGAGAAAGCGCTAGAGTTCCTTGCTGAGATCGACGTCTGGGAAGTAGAGTACGATGCTTCCGGGCCGCTGCCCGGACTAGACGTACCACTCAAGGCATTCGTTGACATCATCGGGGAACACAAGAAGCTCGGGCCAGTGATCGTGGACTGGAAGAGCGGTGCTTCTAAGCCTAAGAACAACTTTCAGCTAGAGACATACAAGGCCCTGCTAGAGTACCAAGCATTCAGTAAGTCGGCCACGAATAGTATGGTTGACACTGGACTGTGGGCGATGCTCTCACCCAAGGCCAGCAAAGCACGACCGGTTGACCTGTCTAGTGTGTCACCGAAGGATGTCGGAGAGAAGTATCAGGCAGTGTACGAGCAGATGGTCAAGAAGATTTACAAGACCAACGCTGGTTACAACTGCCGCTTCTGCTTCCATCAGGAGAACTGTCTACTCGAAGCGGGGCCAACGCCCCGCGCTAGGTACTACGACAAGGCGGACACAGATGGATTCCCATTCTAACGAGCAGGTAACTGACCTTGACGTGGGTCGAGTGCTAGGGATGGTCCTTGCGTTCGACTTCCTGATGAAGAACGACTACATCGAGGCAGCTTCCGTGATTGCCAATCGCATCATGATGAGCGATGACATTGATGTGGATTGGGACGACGAAGAGCGCATGACGATCATGATCGACAAGCAGGGTGCCGAGTACAAGCTCACGGATAAGGCGTTCATGTGAAGGTAACGTTCCGCCTGCCGAGCAAGAAGATCGGGTACGGGTACGCTGAGATCGAGTTCGAACTCGATGAGGCTACCACGCTTGAGGCGCCCGCCAACCTTGGTGCGATGTATGCCAAGTATACTCTGGACTTCCAGACCGGCGAGATCGACGCGGTAGTCAAGTACCAGGAGGACATGAAGAAGGGCGAGGCCCTTCTTAAGTCCGAGCTTGGTGCTAAGGTAGTCTCGGAAGAGGCCGTTCCCGACCAGCCGGAGCCCCCGCAGGGCGACGCTCCGTGGGAGCAGCCCGCTCCTGCCGCCAGCCCTAAGCCGTGGGAAACCAAGAGCAAGGTAAGTCTGTTCTAACGAACGGACGACGAATCAAACCACAGAGAAGGATATAACATGGCGTCTCAGGCAGACCTGTTCGGCCCGTCGGTTCCGACCGACAAGTTCTACCTCACCAAGGGCGAGGTGACTCAGGGTGTTGTCACTCGTGAGCCGGTGGTCAGCGACGAGCTGGACTACAAGACTAAGCAGCCGAAGCTCAACAGCTACGGCAGTGCTAAGCAGCAGCTCGCGGTGATCCACCGGGATAACGATGGCGTTGAGAAGCGCATCTTCTTCCGGGGTGGCATGCTCTTCGCCCTGAAGAAGGCTCTCCAGGAGGCGAGTGTTGCTTCCGTCAAGGCGGGTGGGCCGACCATCTCCGAGGTCCAGGTCGGCGGCACTATCGGTGTCGTCTGGTCGGGCGACGAGAAGACTGACAGCGGGTTCGATGCCAAGGTCTTCACTGTCAAGTACGCTCCGCCGACCGACTGATGGGTCGCGGTCCAGCGGGTGGTGAAGAGCAGGACAGGGATCTCGATGAGGCTGCAAAGCGATTCGAGGACACCCTCGGTGGCAACAAGCCCGAACAGGAGTAGTCATTAAGACGCTCGCAAGGGCGGTTAGCAGGGGGCTCTCATCTGGAGAGCCCCTTCCTAATCCTTACCCTATCTTCGCGCAGAAGAAGATCACATTCAGGCGATCGTCTTTGCACATGATTGCCGGTCCGCCTGGATCGATGAAGACTATGTTCACGCTTAACATCGTGGACAACATGGGACCAGACGTCCCTACTCTGTATCATTCCTCCGACTCGGACGACTTCACAATGGCGGCCCGTGTCTTGTCGATGCGATCTGGCATCGGCGGTGAAGAAGCGGAAGAGATGGTGCTTAACACACCAGACCTGACGCGAGACACGCTTGCCGAGTGGAGCCATGTTAAGTGGTCGTTCCATGCAGCGCCTACGCTAGACCACATGTGGCGGGAAGCGGAAGCTTTCCGCGAGGTAAACGGTACATACCCGCATCACACTATCGTTGACATCCTGATGGATGTCGACTACGAAGGGGCGGGAGAGCAGAACTACTGGGCCTTGATGGCAGAGATGAAGGTGATGGCGCGTGACCAACAGACAGCTCTCACTATCGTTCACCACACCAGCGAATCCACAAAGGCGGGGTCGCCCCCGCCAAGGTCAGCGATCATGGGAAAGGCAAGTCAGCTTCCCATTCTTGTCATCACGCTTTGGGGCGACGGTCACGCTGGTACACTGGACGTGGCAGTCGTCAAGAACCGCTTTGGCCCAGGTGACGCTATGGCGAAGAAGTTCTTCCGGATGAAAGCAGAGCCTACGTTCTGCCGAGTCACTGAGGACGAAGAGCTTGATCTCGAACATGAGATCCTGTTCCGCGATGGTCCTTATGTACCGGATCATCTCAAGGTTAACCCGTTCGATTGGAACGAAGATGGCTGAGCCTATGAGCCAAGGCTATGACCAGACGTGCGGCACCTGTCAGGGTTACCGTTACGTTATCGTAGAGAAGGCTGGCGTCTGGAAAGACAACCAGGTCAGCACGGTCCAGACACAGGAAACCTGCCGTACTTGCGGCGGTCAAGGTAGGATTGGAGGTCAGTCGCAATGAGTTGTCCTGATGTCAACTGCCGTAAGGGCGGTTGCACTACCGAGCCGAAGCCGAACGATGGCAAGGGCAAGTAAGACGTGTAAGGATTGTGGGGTCGGGTCCAAGCGACCCGCCCCTCATCCTGGACCACGCTGCGCTACTCACCACAGAGCCGTCAAGGCGGCCCGTAAGGCCGCCGCTCACAGCGCATGGGTACTCAAGACCTACGGCCTCAAGGAGGGACAGTACGAAGCCCTCTACGAGGCACAGGGAGGCTCGTGCTGGTTGTGCAAGCGAGCTAAGGGCATCTCTCGGAAGCTGTCCGTGGACCACGACCATGCCACCGGCTACGTTCGTGGCCTGCTGTGCAGTACGTGCAACAAGATCCTAGGCCATCTAAGAGATGACCCTGACTTCGCGTACAGGATCGCTGACTACATCGTAGATCCTCCCGCGTTCAAGACGATCGGACAAGTGAAGGCTAATGAGTAAGTGGTTCGGTGGAGATCGAGACGAAGCGATCCACGAAGTAACTCAGGCGTACACCGCAAGTCAGGGTCACATGCCTGACGAGATCCATATGTTCGACATCGAAGACACGGTCGACAAGTACCTCGCCGAGGAAGACTGCGACTAGTGAACGGATGGGATGTGGCCCTCGTTGCGATCTTCATATGGGCATTCACGCGAAAGCGATGAGAAAGAGTGGCCGGTCTTCTCGATCGGAGAACTCTTGATAGCGTACGGCGGCGAGCCGTGCGTTGAAGACAGTGGATGGCGGATGTACAAGTGTCCGTTCCACAACGAGCGGACCGCATCCGCGTCGGTTAACACTACGCTACAGATCTTCGTGTGCCATGGTTGCGGCATTAAGGGGAATGCTGTACAGTGTGTCATGAAGCATGAAGGGCTCAAGTATGGCGATGCTCTCAAACGTACAGCGGAAGTCTCTGGAAAGAGCCACGATGCAGTACATGGAGAACGTAGCGGAGGCCGAAGGGTATCTGGAAGGTCGGGGAATCGATCTGGCAGTCGCGCGTTCCGTCGGACTTGGCGTAGTTCATGATCCAATCCCTGGGCACGAAGGTCTAGAGGGTCGCTTGTCGATCCCGTACCTCACGCCCTCTGGTCCAGTGAACATGAACTTCCGCTGCATCAAGGATCACCAGTGCAAAGAGCACCGGCACCAGAAGTACATGACATGGGCCGGACTAGAGACTACTCTGTACGGCGTACAGTTCCTTGCCGAGGCAGGCGATTACATCGCCGTGTCCGAGGGTGAGATCGACGCCCTGACTAGCAACATCGCTGGTGTACCGTGCGTTGGGATCTCTGGTGCAGAGAAGTGGAAGGACCACTGGTCCAACGTGTTCGAGGACTTCACCCGTGTGTACGTCTGGCAAGAGGGTGACGAAGCAGGAAAGAAATTCGGTGATATGCTAGTACGAGAGGTTGGCGCGATCAGGCTGCCGCTGGCGGCTAAGGAAGACGTCAACTCTACGCTCGTCAAGCATGGGCCAGAAGCACTACGATCTAGAATCAGGACGTGACCATGACTGCAATCTTCGTGATCATCAACGAGTCTCTGCCTGAGGACTCCGAGTACGAGCTGACCGATGTTATTCCAGTCGCTCGCTGGTCGTACCAGGATGCACTTGACGACCTGGCGGAAATCGCAGACGAGAGTGGCATCGAGGTCGGCGACGACGACACCGTCATTTCCCTTCCGGTCAAGGGCACCGGGCTCAAGTACGACAACTACTACGTCATCGCTTTGGAGGTGCTGGACCGTGGGTAAGCACAACCGTAGTACCGACTGGGAGAACCAGTCTGCACAGCAGAAGGCCGAAGAGTTCGACAAGCAGTTCGACGAGTCTGTCGCTCGCGCTAACGAGAAGCGCGAGAACAACGATTACCCGTACGATCTCGATGGGATCGTTGGTCAGTGACCGAGCGTCCCTCCTGGGACGAGACGTATTCAGAGATAGCTAAGATAGTATCTCAACGAGCGACGTGCTCCCGCCGAAAGGTGGGGGCCGTCATCGTTCAGGATAACGTAATCGTATCCACAGGATACAACGGTGTAGCTTCTGGCAAGACTCACTGCACGGAAGGTGGGTGTCCTCGTGGAAAGTTTAGTCACGATGAGATACCGAAGGACGCAGACTATAACGCGTTCCCTTGCAGGGCTGTCCACGCCGAAGCCAATGCGATTTCAAGGATAGGCTACGCCGCCTGCAAGGGCGGCACTCTGTATGTGACAGAGGAGCCATGCCAGCAATGCTGGAACTCGATCGAAGCAGCAGGCATCGGAAGGCTAGTGATAGTAGATGGCACGCACTATGGGTTTTACCCACACCGGGATGTACCGGACCGTGGTCAAGACGACCTTCACGACTGACTCGACAACTAAGCATCGAGTCTGGAACCGAGACACTGGCGAGTATGACCTCGTCCCTGTACACAAGGCTGGCGAGGTAGTGACCGAGGTGTTCGGTCCGTACATCAACAGCGCCCAGAGTCAGAACTACTCGATGATCGGGGCAGGGTACTTCGAGGACACCGATGAACTGCGCTTCAAGCGCGAGGATTACGCGTACTTTTCGGACACTAAGTTCGAGGAACTCTATGGCCACCGCAAGGACGAGAAGAAGGAGCGGTACGTCAGCACTTCAACGAAGCACGTCCAGCATCAGAAGCTCGCACCTGTCTTCGCGTTCCAGCAGAACGGTACGCTCGCGCTAGACCTGGATTGGGTGATGTATGGCAACTGAGCCGGAACCGCAGCACGACGAGACCGACGACGAAGCTCCTCCGCAGTGGGACAACATGCCCGCCCGGGAAGGTGGACACCAGTGAACCAGCCCACGTGCCCTAAGTGTGGCGGCACCATGGAAACCTGTACGTGTGGAAGCGGTGACTCTCCTCGATGATCTGCAACAACTGTGCAGCTTTGGCTGACTCCGTAACTGAGCACGACGTAGCCGACTGCGACCACGAAGACTGCTCTTGCCAGCATAAGGAGAACGGTTCGTGGAATGGAACCGCCTCAATGAAGTCGTCCGAGAACTCCTAGCAGTCAAGGCGAACAACGAAGAACTCACCAAGCGGGTAGCCAAGCTCGAAGCGGAGGTGGAAGCTATTGCCTCTGGTCAACGGAATCGAGAATGACTACGCTACTTGTATGGTCATGAACTTCGGTGAGCTAGTCAAGGGTCGGTACAAGTGGACTCGCAAGTCTGATGGCAAGCTGATCGTAGAGATCCGAACCGACAAGGTAGCCAAGACTCGGAAGGCGTTCGCGCCTTCTGATGTGCAACTGTTCGAGACGACGAAGGTGGTAGTGAAGTGAAGAGCATGATCCCGATGATCGCAGAGTCGGTAGTCTCCGATGCCGTCCAGGCTCTGGTCAAGGAGGTCGACCTGGTCCCGTATGTGACTAAGGTTCTGACCGACAACGATCTGTACTCTCCGGTCCTGATGGATGCGATCATGGACTACGTCAACGCGGAAAATGTGTCGATTCAGATTTCGACGTACATTCGCATGGACGAGGATTGGTCCAACTCTGGCGACTCGTTCGAGATGCAGTTCGAGCACTGACATGTAACACAAAG